ATGGCTACCTCTCGCGTATCAAACGTTGCTAACCCTCCCAAAGTGTCTATCCATGATGGTAGGGTGGTGACAACTACTGATGACGTCGCTGCCTATTTTGGCAAGCAAGCTCATCACGTTGTGCAAAAAGTAGAATCCCTTGATTGCTCAAAAGATTTTATCATTCGCAACTTTTCGCGGATGATAAAAAACGTAACTCTGGCTAAAGGGGCAATGCGCCAAGTGGTCTACTACGAAATGACCAAAGACGGCTTCGTCTTCCTGGTCATGGGCTTTACAGGCAAAAAGGCCGCCGCGTTCAAAGAGGCCTATATCGCCGAGTTCAACCGCATGGAGAGGCAGCTGCTCGCCCGCCAGCAGGGCGCGTACTCAGCCCCTAAGCCACAGCCGCTCTCCGACGGGGAGATAAAAAACCTGAAATGGTTGATCGACTCCATCGTCAACCAGTTCCGGTTCCGTGCCGCCTGGAATCAGGGCGTCTGGTACGCGCTGCGTCAGGCCACCGGTGTGCCATCCCCATATCCCTTTACCGTCGCCGATTTGCCCGCACTGGTAAGGGAGCTTTAACGCATCATGGAAATCGGCCATGAAACCCGCAGCCTGCTCCAGCAACTGGAAAAGCAGGTACTACAGCAGGTGGTGCGTAACCGTGGCGAACTCCGCCCGGTATTGAACCATATCCAGCATGACCTCCGGCAGCTGAGTCTGTATCTTAGCCAGCCGGCCACGGCTTAACCGGACGCAGCAGCAGGTACGCCAGCTAAACAGCCAGATCCAGATGATACAGCTGCACACCCGCCTCAGCGCCGAGGAGAAACGCCAGCGCATCGACAAGCTACTGGCGCGCCGCAACCACATCGTCCAGCAGGCGGTGAAGCGGATGAATCGGTGGTTTGAGTAGATCTGATTTCATTAAGTCTATCCATTTGATTATTCGTTAAATTCATTCGCTATCGTGTTTTTTTAGCCTCCTGACATAGATCCTTACGCGGATCTTATGTTATCAGATAGATAATTGGTTATTGTTTTTCTAGACTATTTCATAATTCTTCCATATCTCACGGTTCTTCCCTATTAAGCATTATTACAGACAAAACAATAAACCATCTACAACAATATAATTGTTCATTTATTATTCGCTGATGTGTAGGTTTTTAAAGCAATAGCTATTGCCATGATTAGAATCATGTTTTTTATATTTAAAGCCAAGTCTATTTTTTATTATTTTCGTATAATTATATTTGTATGATGTATTTATGATCTGTCTTTGCTGTGGGTCTATACTATTTTTCTTAATCATATCAGACTTTCATTGCACGGTCGTTAATCAGAATGAGATGATATATTAAGAGTGTGTCTTTTTAACAAGTATATGGTTTCATCCCTATCTTGCTGAAGGAGAACGCTGACGCATTAACTAATGCAATAGAGTATTTCCTATCAGGTTGATTGTCGATTGTATTATAGTAAGTGTGTTATTTTATCAGGTAATCTATTGGTTAGAGGATATAATGAGAATAGTTTTTGCTGAAAAAATTGCAGAGTATATAAAAAATTGTTCCCCTGAATATATTGCTGTGGCTTTTGTTGGGGCTGATTGGCGAGAGTTTATTCCTGACTGGAAGAAAATAAAATCAATAGTGGTTTCACCAACGTTGGGATCAAACCCAAAAGCTATACATGAGATTGTAAAAGAATTGGGTTGGGAGAAAGTAGAGTTTCTTGATAATCTTCATGCTAAATTATATCTGGGAGAGAACAGTGCTATCAGTGGTAGTGCAAATTTAACTAAAAATGGTCTGTCTGGAAATATTTTACATGAATTATGTACGGTAACTCATAATCCACAACATCTAAAATCATTCAAGATTTTTTTTGACCATATTAGGTCTAAAGCTAAAGATAGCTATCCTACCGTTGAGCAGAAGAAGCATAAATTGGATGAATTGTTTCAGGTTTGGGGAGCGGCTGTTTCTCAAAAGCTACTTAATGATACTCATCATGCAACTCAATTTAAGGATTTTGAATTACTATCTAATAATCACTTCTATATCAGTTGGTATCAAATTTCCGACTGTGAGTACTCTGCGGAACTTCAGGGTGTTGAGGATTATATAGATGATAACATTCACTTTCTTCCTAGTGATAATATCGAGAAAAACCGTTGGGTGTTAACATGGAAAAAAACGAATGACGGAAAGCCACATAAGCGCGTAGCGCTAAATTGGCTTTATATACATGAGTTATTTGAAAATGGTATCGTGACACCGGGATATGGTTATACTAAAGTAGCTATTCAGCGAAAAGATCTCCAAAAACCGGAGCCACCTTTCGAATTAACTCCTGATGTAGTTAAGGCCTTTAAGGAAGTTGTCGCCTGCGGTGTCAATAGGAAGTATTTTGTTCAACCCGATGATGAGTTTTATAATACTAATTATGGGCAAATACAATTGCCTAAACTTATTGATGATATGAAGGAAAAACTTAAAGACATTAATACGAGCAAATGACTTGAATAAGTGGTTTGTACTTATTGTGATTATTAATAAATAATCATGTGGTGATATGATCGTTGTTGATTGTTTTTGACATAGGATGAAGCGACTTGTCATCGTGGATGTTACGTATTTTATTACCAGAGACTATATATGCGACGTAGGGCTGTACATAAACTCTCAGCGATGGTTTAGGCGCGCCAGTCATTTAGCTTGGTTCGAGAGTGGTTTAAAGCCCCGCGGGGCTTTTTTCTCTCACTACTGTTCTGGATTTACCATAACATCTGATCGGCGTACCGCTCATCACTCTGCGTGATGATTTCCCAACCCAGTACACCAAAAATCATCGTTTTCTCCCTCGCTTTTCCTGCCGATGGCACCGTCCCATTTCTCCCCCACTGCATAACCATGCAACCCAATCTGCTGCGCCCGGTTTCGCGACGGATTGCCCACCTAACCTTCATTTTCCTCACTCTTGTTATCCTCCTCGTCCGGTATGTCGATCACATTCCACATGCTCTCCCGCAGATCGAGGTACTTCTCCGTCATCAGTCGGCTCTTGTGGCCGAGCAAGTGCTGGCAGAACTCCGTTCCGTACTGTGCCTGGTACATCCGTGAGGCGAGACTGCGGATCTCGTGGAAGGAGGGGGGATGGGGCGCGTGTACCAGCCCACTCTGATCGAGCAAGCGGGAAAAGCCCTTGCTCAACGTGTCTGGCACCAGCGGGCCGCCCGGTGCGCGGTGGAGGCGCGGACGGCGAGAGTTGAGCAGGTAGTCGCTCGGCCCTTGAGCCCGGCAACGATCTAGCACCTCGCTCAGACGTAGCGCGTACGGCCCCAACTGAAGATGCAAGCGGGTGGTGATGGCCAGGCGGGTACCAGTCTTGCCTTGGATCAGCCACAGCTTATTCTCCCGAACATCTTGCCAGCGCAAGGTGCAGAGATCTTCCCGCCGCTGACCGGTGAGCAGCGCCAGCTCGATGCCACGGGCCAGCCACGGTTTTTTGCCCTCGCCTTGTAATGCCAGACGGTAGACGGCTAACAATGTCTCTTCACTCAGGCGACGCCGCTTAACGCGGATGGGGGGCGTGCGGGTCTGGGCCACCGGATTGTGTTCGATAAAGCCTGCCGCGACCGCTTCACGAAATAGGGCGTTGAGGAAGGAGCGCATCAGGCTGGCGGCGGTGAGGCGGCCATCGAGTATGTAGGGATGTAATAAGATGGCGATATCCCGCGTGCTGATCTGCGTCAGATAACGCGGCCCGATCATCGCGTGTACCGTTTTGCTCTGTGAGCGGCGGGCACGCAAGGTATTGGCCGCCACGCCGCGCTGTTCGAGCCGTTGGAGGTATTCGGTGATCCATTGGCTAACGGTGGGGATCTCATGCGGTTCGAGTAGGGGACTGGGCGTGAGCGCGGCGAGATAGTGATTGGCCTCCCGGGCTTGGCGGATAGCTTCGCGCTGGGTGATGTAGCCTAAGGGCAGTTCACTGCCGGTGAGGGGATGGCGCCAGACGAAAAATCCGTGCCGGTTTCCAGGTTATCCGGCAGATTTTGCCTAGCGTCGTTGCCTCGGCTATTTTTCGCCATGTTTCAGTCGCTCCAGCAAGGTGTGGGGGGAGGCCGCCGTGGTTTTGGCGGCTTTCTGCTGCCAGGGGGGCAGGTAGCGGGCATCGCTCTGGATACGGTAGGAGCCGCCGTGGCGGTAGGGTTGCGGATAAATATAGCCGCGCCGGATCCAGCGCCGGACGGTGTCCACACAGGGCGGTTTATCGCCATAGTGCTGCTGCACCCACGTCTGGATAGTGAGGTAGGTTGTCATAGCCGGCTCCGAGAGTCTGGGGGATGCGTTTTAATAAGAGAGAGTCAGCCGCGTGTCTAGGGCAGAGAAAGGGGCTTAGCAAACAGGGCGGGGACGCTTTAACCAACGGTCGCCGACCAGGTGATAGCGGCGGCAAAACGCCCGGTCGAGTTTCCCTTCGGCGGGCAGTTTGATGCCGATCGGCAGCGGCGTTCGGCGCGGGGTGAAGTAATCATCCAGATGCAGGGCGCTGGCCGTTAACGCGCGGTAGAGTTGAGAATAGGCGACGCGCACACTGTCGGCCTGGCAGCAAAATAGCATGTCCTGCTGACCGGACTGTTTTTTGGCTTTAATAAAGAAGGCGAAGTATTCAGGCATGGTGAGGCTCTCCTGGCGTAAAAAAGAGGATGCGGAAAGGGTGGAGCAAAGAGAACATCAGAGGGATGATGGCCGGAACACACGGGCCTTATCCGGCCAGCGGTACGGCTGGGAACGCTGGCGCGGTGGTGGTTATTTGCCTGTCTTGATTAGCGTGATATCAGCGAGCGCTTGCCGTATCCACCATACGCTTTGCCTTTATCTTCTCCAGTAAAGCTGATATTGCTGCCTCGTTGTATGGTCTGGTTCTTGATAATGTCGTTAACCGCCGACATGTAACGGCTTGCGGTGGACAGCTCTTTCTGTATTTCAATAAGTTGTTTCGCTATGTAATACATGGCGTGTATGCGGATTTTAGCGCCAGTAACATCGTACCCATCACGCTCTAGCACCTCTAATAGCTCCAGCTCAGGGGCGCGGTTACGCTCATCCAGGATCACACGTGGAGTTATCCAGGCATTACCAAACTTGCGATCATGGGGATCGGCAGTTTCAGCCGGGAAGTTATAGCGAGCCTGATCTAGTGCCGCAGCCGGTGCCTTACTCAGGTATTCACCCTCCAGCGGTATACGGGCAGCAAGAGATAGCGCCTCGATGAACTGGTTTTGATGTATGTCTTTGTAGGTTACGCCAAAGTGAGACTTTAGCGCTGACCACATAGTGATAGCGGCTTTAGCGCGTTTGTCCTGGGCGATTGCCTCCACGCGGGATTTGACCAGCTCCTTGATGGCCGACTGCTGCTCCGGTGTGAGTTTATCCGGCAGGGCTTTGAGGTTGCGTGAGGTGGTTTTCTGGAGTAGCTGCGCCTCCATGCGGTTGAACTCGGCGATGTACGCCTCTTTGAATGTGGCGGCCTTCTTACCGGTAAAGCCCATGACCAGAAAGACAAAGCCGTCTTTGGTCATTTCGTAGGCATCCACTTCCCGTTGATCAAACCCCGCCTGTGCGGTTACTACGATGGCCGAAAAGTTGGCTGTCGTGAAAGCTGGGGAACATTCAAGGTTTCTGATCTTTTCCAGAACGTGTTTATGCTGCTTGCCAAAAAAGTCGGCAACGGCAACAGATGTTGTAATTGGATGACTATCACGAATGGTGACACTAGGAGTGTGCTGGGGGAGTTTGGTAGTCATAGTCTTGCGTCCTACTGAGTATTTTGATTAACCCCTTTTGAGAGGGTGACCGGGCGCTCAAAACCGTCAGTAGTCGGCGGGCATATTCCCATCGCTGGTATTGTATTAGCCACACGCCCGGTCATAAACCAAGAACTCTGGACACAAAAAAACCGCATGTCTGTCGGGTGCGGAGGCCGCTACTGAAGATGTTTTGAGCACCTGAGCGGACTATACCCCCGGCATCGCGGATAAAACTAATTTCGATTTATGATACTTTACTTATAAATCATAGGAGTGCAATAAGGATAGTTACTATCGGTCACTGGTTTCCCGGCCTATAAGGGGATCAGCGTGGTCTTTGTAGATGCATATCCAGCAGCTGTCTGTGACTCACCGCCATGATACCCGTAATGACAGTGCTGACCGCAGCTGGGTATGATTATTTTAACTGAGAATTATAATCCTGATTATTTTATGTTGCTTAATAGTTGATTGTGTTGCGTGATTATACTGATAGTCAGCTTTGTGTCAAAAGCGGACGTCGCCTGCCTAACAACAGTTAGATCCTATGGGTCATCGTGGATTTTTATTTTTTCGATAAAAAACTTTGAGTTACGTTGGCTAAAACCAAAATAGATAACAACAGTTGTATGCAAACTAGCATTCTGATTAATCTTGAGTTGGCCACTAAATCACCAAATGTAGTTGTTGTTGATATTCCAATGCTGTAAAAAAAGAAATCACAAATGTTGAGATCTTCTTTTGGATGCTTGCTTAGCAAAACTTGAATATTATTTTTTATCTTGATTTTTTCTTCGTCGTTTATAGTTAATTCGGCTTTTGCATCATCTATTATTTTATTGGTGTCATTTAATTCAGAAACGAGCATTGGGTCATGGAACTCACCAGCATGTGACAAAATATACTCTAAAGCATCTCGTTCTGAAATTGCTATTCTGAGTTTAATTTTCGATATTTCGATATTTTTATCATTCAGCATAATATTAAACTGGCTTTCTTGGATTTCATTTTTTTGTGACAATATAGCCTTAAGCTCACTTTCTTTAACCTTTAGCTCATTGCGATGTTTTAGAGATGCTTCATCCACATACGCCTGTGTATTCTTTTCCCATGCTTTTGACAGATTTTCGTTTATTGATTTTAGTTTTGCTTCTTGCTGGGATACTATATTTTCAAGTTCATCGTTTTTACTGGTTATTCTGCCAAGTTCTTTTTTTGCTTTCAATGTCTCTTTGGAAAAATCATCGCTTGAAATATTATCATAATCTTCATGCGCTTCATCATTATATGAAAATGCTAATTTTGTGGCATCATAAATTGGCGTGGAGTTTAAGGCGTTATTTTTTATGAATGAGTCTGGATAAACTGACCAAGCAAGATAGTATACAGCAGTAAAAAATAGGATTATCAGAGAATAGGCTACTGTTGCTTTGTTTTTAATTTTCATGGTGATGATGGTTTATTTTATTCAGTTCCTCACAGTTTAACAAAATGGCTGCTGAAAATGCAGTTTTTTTGAGTGTACGCATGCAAGATGTACCAGTTATTGTCAGCAGTTCAGCTGACCTGCTCCGTGTTGATTCACACAGAATGCTGTTAGTAATGCCAGCAGATCGCTCTTAGCAACCATCTAAACAGATGGCCTCCAATGTTGCCTGTGGTAAACGGCTTACCACGGGTAGACTCGGCGCCCATCGACCCCTTCGATACGCGCCGGCACTTCCCACCCATTAGGATCATAACCCTCACACCGGCAACTCCCTTGCCAACTGCGCCAGGATCTCCCGTCTACTTGGTAGGCGGTTACTTTGGTGAACCTGTTGCCAGGCGCGGCGCTGGGTCTTGGTTTTATGCTGTAGCAAGACATCGATCTTGCTGGCGGGGATGCCGAGTAGGGTGGCGATCTCCCGGCGTGCGCATTGATGCAGATGCAGCTGGTAAATGGCGCTGACGATGGCGTAGGAGTAGCTGCGGCGTAGGCCAATGTTAAAGTGCTGCGGTACTCTGCGCCGTTGTGTGGGTTCGCTCGGTACGGGACGAGGGCAGGGCATCCATCTTGCTCCATTACGGATGGCAGCGCGTTGGCGTAGGCGCCAGAGGAGCCGAGCCGTGTGGTCACAGCGATCGTCCTGGGTGCGCGGTGCCGGGTAGATTAAGGGATCGTACTGATCGTCGTCGTACTCTTCTTCTGGTGTGATATCGCGGAGTTTCATTATGCGCTCCTTGCTCGGTTTAGGGCGGATTACAGCCGGTGGATCAGCAGCAGCGTCAGCCCGGCGATGGCTAGGCAGGCTAGGAAAATGACCCAGCCGTGGGGAGCGGCCGGTGGTTGGCGCAGTGCTTTGCCGCTGAGTTTGTAGTGATACAGTCCATTGATCGGGGGTGTTTTCATGGCAGCCTCGGGAGGGTGTGGATTCTCCTTTATGGGGGATACCCCGGCCAGCGCCGGGGGTGTGTCGTCGTCAGTCCCCGCGATACACGGCGCCGCCGGGGCCTCGATGCCATGGCGGCGTGGGTTCGTACAGTGCTCCGGCGCTGGGGTGAGGTGGCATTGGCTGGAGCTCCTGACGGCGAGGCTGGCGTGGGTAGAACGCCGCCGCCCGGTCGCGCAGGCGGTCGGCTGACCATTGGCGCCATGACTTACCATCAAACTGCGGGTTAGGCTGCCCGGCACGTAATAGAGGAAGTAGCGCGATAACCTCGGCGACGAGGCGTTGGACTTGCCGTTGGCGGGCGTTGTCCGCTGGTGTTTCTTTGCACTTTTCCATGGCGGCTCTCCTTTAATCTCAGGCGTATTCGGCGCGCAGATCATCCAGCGCTAGGGTGAAGCGCTGTTGTTCGCCGAGCGGTAAGATCGCCAGGCGGTTTTTGACCAGATTTTCCAGCTGATGAAAGGCGGCGCGATCACCGGGGGATAGCGCATCGAATGCGGCTTCGATTTCCAGTACCGCTTTATAGCCGCTGCGCTTTTTCTGGCTTTTCCCGCGTAGTTCGAACAGCAGCTGGCTGCCCAGCGTGGATTTATGTTGGGCGATGCGCTGTTCAACCTGACGGATCGCCTCCAGTGTCGAGGCCTCTTCCAAGGCTTGACGCAAGCTTTCGCCTAGCGTGGCGTCGTGGCTGTCTGCTGGCGCCTCCGGTTGCGCGTCGTTTGCTGAGTTGGCGCTGTCTACCAGATCGTTGATAGAGACGCTGGGGGTGATGTCTTTCTCTTCCCGCGCCTGTGGATCTTCCAACTCGTCGGTGGAGTAGACGCCCAGCAATACGTCTGGGGTGTAGAGGCGCGCCCAGCGTTTGGCGGCCAGGTAGGCCAGCTGCTGCTTGGGATCGCTGGCCCATAGGGTGGAGTTGCGCACCTGGGCCTGGGAGAGCATCAGCACCAGTTCGCGCGGCGTATCCTCACCGCGTAGGGTGGCCCAGACTTTAATCCCACAGCCTTTTTCATCGGCCAGCGTCCAGCCCGGCGCGATGTAGCTGTGCCCCTTGGCGGAAGTTTTCTCGATAAATTTGCCGATCACGTTTTCCCAGGGGCCGAACCAGTCGTAGTGCAGGCGATCTTTGGTGGGCGACATGGTGGTGATGATGGCGTTGACCAACTGCGCCTCATACCCCAGGGTGCCGCTGACGATATGGGTTTTCTGCGCGACGGCAAAGGGATCCATACCCCAGCGGGCGGCCTGCATAGTGACGGCCATGCAGGCGTCGGGACTCTTCTGGAAGTGGGCGGGCACCATGGCGCCGCTGCCGGCCATGACGCGGGAGAGGGTCATCAGGCGATCAAACAGTTCGCCATTGGTCAGGATGGTGACGTTATCGATCAGCGCGTTGTGGTTGTTGTCGGTGGTTTCCGTTTTCATATGGGCTCCTTAGGCGGCCAGGTTTTCCAGGCGGCGCTGTTCGTAATCGGTCAATTCGTCGGTGATGACATCGACTATCGGGCCGGGCCAGTGGTTGCTGTCCATCGCCTGGCGGATGGCGGCCAGTTGGCGTTGGTATTCCAGCCGTCCCAGTGTTAGTTCATCTGGGGAGGCCTCGACCAAGGCCACCCAGTGGTAGCCCGGATCTTTGTTGACGAAAATCCAGAAAAACTGGTCGAGCATGGCGAGATCGCAGTACATGCCAGCGCTGAGGTGGTAGTCCCGCTCGATGATTTCGCGATGCAGACGGGCGCGCAGGTTGTCTTGCTTGACGTAGCCGAGGCTGACGGATTTGAGATCCAGGCCGATGCGGGCGTGGCCGGTGTCGATTTCCACATCGGGACGCACGCGGATCTCCAGCCCGGTGTTGTCATCCAGCCCGAAGTAGCTGACTTCGACCTCGCGCCGGGGGTGACGTAGCAGGGGGCCAGCTAACGCATCGGCGAGTAGCGCGTCGCAGATGGCACGGCACTGGGCGAACTGGGCCTGACTGACTGGGATTTTCCCTACCGCTTGGCGTTGCCAGTCGGCCAGGATCTCGTCGGCAAAGCGGGCATCCGGCTGGATCTGGCGTAGGCTGGCCATCAGCTCCTCTTTTTTCCCACTGGTGTTCAGCGGCTGGGGTTTCTGGCGCTCAGCGTCGGCTAGTGCGGGGTCGATTTGCGCCAGTTGCTCCAGCAGCGCGTCGCGACTGCCGCCAGTTTTTAGCGGCGCGGGCAGGCTGGCGTTGTAGGCCTTGAGGCACTTCTTGATGGCGGCGGCGCTGGCGCCTTCGGGTTGATCCAAGGTCTGAAACGCGCCGGGCAGCGCTGCATACAGCTGGGCAAGTTCGTCGGCACTGCCACCGAGGGGCAGCGGCGTGGGCAGCCCGGCATTGTGCGCCAGCAGATGCGCCTTGAGCTGCTCGGTAGAGAGCGGGGCGGGCAAGGTGGCGTTATGGGCCTCGATGGCTTTTTTCATCGATTCGCTGCTGGTGAAGACGTCGGGTGGGAGCTGCGGCTCCAGGGCGTATTCGGCAGCAAACTTTTCCGGCTCTAATGCCAGGGTGTGGATCAGGGCGCCGAGCAGCAGCGCCGGTGATTCCTGGCGCGGGATGGTTTTGGCGATGTGGCGGCCATGAAAGTACATCAGGCTGATGCGGGCATCTTTGAGCATGGTACTGCTGATGCCATTGGCGGCGTGGTAGTCCGCCGAGGAGAGTCCCGGATAGCGCCCCGGCTCAAAGCGGGGTGGTGTCACCTTATCCTGCTCCTGCTCCTGTGTGGGCGTTGCCGTGTCCGGGGCTGACTCGGTGGGCAGGCTCGCCAGCGGTGAGGCGGCGAACAGGGCGGCCATGTTGTCGGGCGTCGCCTCGCGGGTTGGCGCGGTATCCTGGGCGTGGTTCCGGCGGGGAACCGGCTGAATGACGCCAAGATTTTCATCAATAAAGCGCCGGGTAGCGTCCTCATCCCAGGCGATGGACTCCGGCGCCGCCTGGATCAGGGCAAAGATATTGTCGGGATGAACTTCCCAGATCCCTGGTGTGTCGGTGAGCAGTTTGTACCAGATAGCCAGCGCCTTATCGTTATCTGCCATCAGCTCCTGGGCGCGGGCGACGATCGTCGGTTCGGGATCTAACAGGTCGTAGCCGTTGGCCGGTTGTAAGGCGCAGGCGATGGTGTGGCGCAGGAACGCGGGATCAAAGGGGCGCCCCGGCGCCAGCATGATGGGCGTTTCTGATGTTGCGTCGTTGGCGGGGGGGCGTGGTTCGGCTTTATCCGCCCTGTGCTGGCGAATAAAGGTCACCAGTTCCGGCCAATGAGGGATCATGTGGTTGTAGCGTTGCTGGATTTGCATGATCAGCGCATCCAGTCCGGCGGCATCCCGTTGTGCCAGTTCGCTGCATTTTCCGATGGCGAGCGCCATATGGTAGTTGCCGGTGTAGATCTCGCCTTCGGCATTGAGAATTTCGAGGGCGGTGGGCAGATCGTCAAGGTAATAGTCGCGTGGGCCGTAGAGCTGTACCAAGGCGGCACGCTGTTCGAGGGGCAATTGCCAGAAGTCGAGGCGCGTCTCGTCGGGTGCTTGCTCCTCCTGAGTGGGGGCAGGGGTGTCCGGCGCGGGGGACATTTGGCTAACTACGGACGCTTCTTCCTGGGGCGCGGGTAAGGGAGACTGGCGACGTACCCAGTCGTTGTCCACCATCTGGTAATGGCGGCAGAAGTCGCTGCTGAGGGTTTCTTCCGCCGGGAGATCATCGACCACCGGTAGATGGGTGCGCTGGGGGTTAAAATAGTCGGCCTCATCCAGCCCGGCGGCGTCCAGCGCAATGCTGAGTTTAGAGCGGGCGATGCGTTCATTATTGGCCGAACACCAAAACATCATGTCCGGTTTGCCGGATTTTTTCTTGGCCTTGGTGAGAAATGCGAAGGTTTCAGACATAGCGATGTTCTCCTGGCGTAAAGAGGAAAGGGAGAAGCAAAGGGAAAAATAGCGTGCGGGTGGCTGGACAGCGCTGGGGCTGTCCGGCCTGGGGTAGGGATTAGTCGTCTGCGTGGCGGAAACGGCGTGAGTCTCCGGCTACTTCAACTAAACAATCTTCACCAAAGAAAGCGATACGGATATCGTAGATTTGTGAGTAGTAAGGGCTGCCTGGATTAGATATCAGGTCAACAATCGGTGTTTCAAAGATATGGGTTACGACAACCTTTTCGCCAATATATGGGCGTTTGGTGATGCTGCCGATGCCCTCTTTTTTGAGCACCACATCGCCGATGGCGAAGGGGCGCTCTGGTTTTTGCAGCAGAATGGCGACGGCGTTTTGCAGAGCTTCAATAGACATGATGGTTCTCCGTGGTGTGGTAGGAATAGAAATAGCCCGATAAGACGGGGAGGGGGCTGAGGGGTGGTGCAAATTGGATGAATCTGAGGTTAATGGTGGCATTAAGCCATGATGAAGGTGTCGAATCTCCTGCCAGCATGAGGTCTTTTGGCGTCTTACATACCATCAAACCAAAGGAGATTCGACATGTCTGATAAAAAGCTACCCAATGGAAGAACGCCTGCTGAAGCGGCACACGATGTTGTAATGGTGCTGTTTAATCAGGGCTGGTTAACCAATGGGACTAACGATAAGCGTATTCCGGATAACATTCCCTATATCGTGAAAGAGATAATGGATCTTGAAGAGCTCTTTACCCAACAGTTTGAAAGACACGTAGTGGGTTAAGCGAGCAAAGAGGCCGGACTATGCCCGGCCTCTTTTCAAACCAGCCTGGCAGGCTGCGTCGAGTGCGTTCCTCAATTCACTGATCTTTATGGTTACGGCTTCATCGGGATTTCTGATTAAGAAGACATCATCTTTCCCGGTGAGCTTTTCCATCATCTCTCGCCGGAAATTGCGTAGGATTAGGCCATCCTCGTTTTGGCGAAAAATAGCGTTTTGCCTGGCGCAATACGTCACGATTTCTTCCCATCCGTTGATAGGTTGCATAGTGGGTCTCCTGAGCGTAGGTATACCGGGTGTGGTATGCAGACTTGCGGTGAGGCCGGTACGGCGGGGAACACCGGCGCAGTGGTGTAATAACATATCCAGCTGCGGTCTGTGACTCACCGCCATGACGCCCGTTATGACAGTGCAGACCGCAGGTGGGTATGATCATTTCAATTGCAAATTATATTCTTGATTATTGTATGTTGCTTAATGATTGATTGCTCGGTGTGACTATACCGATATTCGGATTTGTGACGAAGCGGAGATGGTTAATAATAGTCTGTATGGATCAACGTGGGAAGATCAATACAGCAAGTCAAAATTTACAGCTCAGATAGACTCGTTTTGTAAATGGAGTATTATAATGTTAAAGACCGATGTTTTTTTGGCGTATACCAAATGCAAAACAGTTTAAACTCAGTCAAGGACGAATAAATGTCTAAGTTTAGCAGCTATGAATACTCACCCTATGAGACACGCAAGATATTACGTGTCAGGTTTACATCTAATCTCATTACAACAAATTCACACTCACAAGAAATCAACGAAGAAAATCTGGTGGATGATATTATAGCACTGGATTATCTGTCTAGAACGGATATAAAAAACAATGCATGTTTAATTACTTCGAAGTCATACTATGAAAAAACCAAACAGCCACAGCATATTGATGTTTCGTTTGACGAATTGATTAGTAAAGGTTGGGTCAAGTTAGTATGGGGTAAGTTGAAAAATGTCAGCAATATCAGAAGTCAGCTCTATAGCGTCAAGGATGATAAATATTCGGCCATAAGATCACTGCTCCTCAGACTTGACGAAAAAAATTATACTATCGCTGCGGATTTAGATGAGGGGAGCGAAAAGACCTCAGTGTTTTCTTATGAAAAATTGAACTGCCTTTCTCCAGCGTGGGTCGCTGAAAGATTATGGGAGAATATACTTAACCAGTATCAGAACAATGCTGATGCATTGAAAAAATGGCTTTCACTGTGGAGATTATTAGATAGCCCTCAGATTGTATCCAGCATTGCCTGGCGTAAAAAAGATGCTCAGGTGTTCATCCAGACTGTCCTTGCGGAGCTTAAGCAGGAAAAAGGGTTTACACGATGGGATAATTGTATAGATGTTATGGAAAGTGAATATTTAATACTTAAAGAACTTACGCCGTATCCTGTTTTTTATCATGTTAAAACACCTCCCTCGACGCTGGTCGGAAAAGCTATATGGTCAGAGTCCAGAGAAGTGGAGGCTTATCTATTTGAATCATTTGATACTTATGGGGAAATGCATAACTTAATGTATCTGTTATTACTGCAGATAAATAATGATATCCATTGTAGAACCCCTCATTATTTAATTAAATCTTTAATAGACATGTCTGCCGAGTCCTGTGAAATACTATTTTCAATATTACTTCAGACGGAAAAGTTGCCCGCCGTATTGGTTGATATTTTGCTCTACCCGCCGAGCTCAGCCTTGGCTTGTTTGCTCATTGCAAAATGGACAACACATACTGGAGCTTGGGACCGCAAACTCGTTGAGGCTGATTTACAGCGCGCTCGTGAAGTGTGTATTGATGATGCATTAAGTATTCTGACAAAACACGTATCACTTGGTAGTACTCCACCCTCTGAGATGGCTGACCTTTACAACTGGTTGATAGCTAACAACAGTGAAAAATATATTGATAATTTGAAGTCTATAGATTTAACTATAATAAATTTCAGAAAATCATTAAGTCAGTTAGACAGGAGTATCATCTTTGCTATGTTTTCCCATCTTCTGGAAAATCATGACATAGCAGGAATTCACTCTCCGGAGTTCGCTACGCTACTTGACTTATGCTCCATAGGGCAGCTTGAAGAAAAAGTGGATGCGGAGAAAATTATCAAGCTTTATTCGGATTCGTTGCTGGAAAATACAGCTAGCAGATCTGTTCATAGGATAGGAAACGATGAAGCTAACGCTCTTCATAAAATAGCAAAATCAAGAGAAGATACATATATAAACTTTCTATACCCATTTGATGTTACAACGCTCATCAAAAAAATTAGTGAAGATGATAATAGATATTATGAAGTGGATAAAATTGCATACTCACTCAGAATTCATATTCGTGTTTTATGCAGAACGCTTTCAAAATCTGATGTTAAGTCTAAATCATCAATAGTTAATTCACTAATAAAATATGTAAAATCTGGATCTTTGTTACATAAGGAAAAAGGGAGAATAGATGCATTTTCCCCGCGCTTTGAACGTGATACGTCTTCATCTTCATATATATCTATGGCTTTTGATCTTTCGTGTGCACTACGCTTGATTAATGCTGAACAGCAGATTTCCCTGGTTAACGCAATATGTGAAACTGATGAACCCAGTATGTTAGCAGCATTACTTCCCGTTGTTCCGTTTCCCTTGCAAAGTAAAATAAGTGAAAGAATTAATGAATTAACGCCTGAAGATGCAGGTGAAATTTACTCTCTGAAAGATATGCAGTTAAGGATAGATGAACTGCTTACAGCCGGGGCTATAACAGCTGCTGAGGCTTATATGGAGTCTGAGCGAAATTTAAAAACACTGGGGAAAGTAAGAGGCAGAGAAATACTCCGCATGCAGTATGATCTCCGCTTGATGTTTTTAAAAAAAGAATGGGATGGGATATTTAAGTATCAGATGCCTCCAGATATTATTTCGCATGAAAAAGATGAGGCTGGCGATGTTTTAGCTAATTTTCGCGCGCTCGCATTTCTATCTTGTGATACACCCGACCCGATATTTTCTCGCAGTGAATTTGATAGGTTGTTTAAAAAGCAACCGTCGATTGCACGGGCGACAAACTGGCTTGCGGCAGAACTGCAAATATTAATTAAAGGCGGCACCTTTGAAGAGTTGACTGGAGAAAGTTACACAGCAGGAGTGGCCGCAATTTCTAAGCTGGAAGTAATGTTAGCCAAAGTAACAGAAGATAATAATAGTGAGTCATTACAGTGTAATACAGCTCTGCTATACCTATTACTCGGTGAAACAGATAAAGCGCTTAATATTCTATCTGGCTTTCAATTCATTAAGTTGCAGGATACTGCTTCCGCATATACGGCAGTATCTTATTATAGACTCGGCAGACTCCTGGAGGCAAATGCAGCACTTGATACGGCAGAGCATATTTTTGGTATCACTGAAGTACTGACAGCTGCCAGAAACTATATTGCCAAGGGTTCTGTAGCGCTTTCTTTACCTCATGTAATTATTAATGAGGATATTATTAAAGTTGTTTCTTCAGCAATTTTGAAATTCAAGGATATGAATCCTGATAATAAAGCGGAGGTTTTAAAGCAGAAAAAAGACTCCTTTACTGAAGTTTTAGTTGAACACATAAGAGCAGCTTCTGCTTCGCTTATGGCATTAGTTCCAACAATGAAGCAAATAACAGTAGATAGCTCTGAAGATGATTTGTCTGCTTTACTCAGACATTGTTTATCCGGCAGGCTTGAGTTTTTAGGCTGGACTGTTACTGAACAGTCGCGTGGCGGATACAGTGGTAATCTCAACCCCGGAGAACGGGATTTGGTTATTAACTGGGGAAGCACCGAGTTATCCGTCGTTGAAGCTGTTATTTGTAGTAGACCGTTGACTCAGGATTCTCAACGGGCTGATTTACTTAGCCATTTTCAAAAATTGCTGGGATATACGCAGAGCAAGCTTATGTTCCATATAACATATGCTTACATTGAAGATAAAACTGGTATTTTTGAATTCCTGAAATCCTGTGCCAAAGAACACTCTCCTGATGGTTTTGATTTTATGGCTCTCGAAGATATATCCCATACTGATTCTCGGCCACCTGGGTTTATTGCATCCTACCGGGGAGATTTTGAAATCTTTCAGGTAGTGTTTTTGATATTGAATATGGGGCAGCAAAGACAAAAGTGTGCAGCAAAAACTGCTGCTGCAACAAAAAGAAGAAAAGCGCCAAGAAAAGTTGGAACTAAATAAAAATGTGTAGCTAATGCCACGGTTTTGGCATTAGCTCAGATTTACCATACACACACTGTGCTGGCTTTTGGGGAAACAGGACTCGCCTCTGGGTGCGCTGCCCTTCAGTTGACAGGACGAGCGTATACTCACATCTCTCATTCTAGGGATCTGGCTGTTTTCACTATAAAGAAAAGGTAAGCAACCTTAGAGTAACCGGATCTGGAAAGATAATTGTTAACATGAATGTTAACAGTACTGTCCCCCGGGAAATAGTCCAAATGGCTCCCTCAAACTATTTTTTATATCACTGATACCTGTAGCAGTTAATGGTAAGTAGGTTACTGTTAACAATGTCCGCTCCTCGCTCTTAGCTGACATTTGAGCAGATGGTTACTGATATCAACGCCTACAATACCCTATAAAGCGCCGCCTCAGCCAAACAGCAGTTGTCCCAACTGGGCTGCGGCTGTTGGCGCTCACCTGTGCACAGTACGATCATCTCTACGCGATGCGACTCGCGCCTGCTGGCGATTTCTGCCCGGTTTAGGGCAGGGCGGTGCGCTAATTTTAAACCTAGCGCATGATCGATACGCGACTCGATCAGCTCGCGTTGGATAGCCTGGGTCTTGCGGCGTTCGTGGCGGCGCTGGCGTGCATTTTTCTGTGCTGGCCTGACGGAGTTTCCCTTGGTGATCGCGGCCATAATCCCTCCTGGATAGATGACGCTAACAACAGTGGATGACGGTGACTTAGGCGGTGTGGAGGAGACGGCATGATCCACACACCCCGGAGTCATCGGGATCGGAGTCAATGGGCGGTGCGTTGTCGGCACCTTCCGTAGAGCCGGGGGCTCGTTGGTTAAAGAGCGATAGTATGTGTTTTATGCTCACTATATACACCCTGTATCCAGATATTGTAAATACAAAATGATCAAAAAATGGACGTATTTTATTAACGGTTTGTATTTTAATGAGATTAAATTAGGCGAGGATAAGGGAGTATATAAGGTGGTGTGATAAGTGAGATTCGATGTATTTTACGGAAGATTGAAGCCAGGTTGATAAAGCGTGATTTGCCAACCTGGCGAACTTATTTAAACATCTCTTCCGGCCATTGTGACATCACCACCTTGCCGATGATCTGGCAGCCGTTCGCGCAGTTCAGCAGGGGGAACTGAGGGTTCAGTGGTTGCAGGTAGTTGATGCCCCCGTCGCGGATCAATCTTTTGAAGGTGAACTCATTGCCGTTCATCACGGCGATGCAGAAATCGTTGATCTCGACGTTTTGCGCGGGGTCTACCAGGATCAGCATTCCTTCTGGAAAGCTGGGGCTGGTGCCTGTGGGGGCGGTCATCGATGCACCCTCTACGATTAACCAGAACGCCTTGTCGCTGGCGCGCTTAATCGTCTTTATCCGGCGCTTGGCGTCGTGCAGGGTATAGGCGTTATCTTCCGTGGTGAACTGACCCGCCTGCACCTTGCTGAGTAGGGGATAGGTGTACTCGGGCACGACCTTACGGGCGGGCGGAGGCGTCTCTCCGGCCATGCCGAAGGTGCCGTCGCTGTTTAGGGTAATGCCATCGATACCGAGATAGTGAAAAATCTTGGAGAGATCGGCGAGGCAGGGTTCTCTGCGACCGGTCAGCCAATGGCTTACCGCCCCTTTGGTAATTTCCAGCGACTCAGCAAGCTCTTCCTGAGTCATATTGAGCGCCTTCATGCGCTCTCTTGCGATTTCATGCCATGTCGTTTTCATATCTTAATTATACATTTTGTATAGCACGTATAAACAAACATCATGTATCTTTTTGTTTGTCGCATCCAGATACGTCTTGTATACTGGTTGTCTTGGAGGTGCTTGATGAACCGAATCCGAGAAATTCGCAAACAGCTAGGACTGACCCAACGGAAACTCGCCAGTTTGGCGGGCTGTACGCCGGGGGCCATCGGCCATTATGAATTAGGGCGCCGGGCTATGAGTATCACTGTTTGTCAGAAAATCGTACTGATTTTTAATCAATTAGGGGCATCTGTCTCACTGGATGATGTCTTCCCGCAACACATTACATAACAGCAATCCCTATCCTCGTTGGACGCTGTGGGGATAGTCCTTTAACCCGATTAAGGACTGACCTATGACCATACACCATCCCTCCCTTTCCCCGGCAGGGGCCCAGCTGGACATCTTGCGCCAGCAGCTGCTGGCCCGTAAACGCGTGGGTAAGCCCGGCCTGCCGCTGCACCTGTTACGCGATGATCAGATCAAGACCCGCTGGACGGAGTCTGAGCTGGCGACCATTCGGGCGGCGTCCTCCGCCATGTCTTCCAATCCGGCTGTTGAAACCAATATCGCGGCGATCCGTGGCTTTCTGGCGATGTTCGCCGAGGCGCCGGAGATGCTGATCCATGTGCATCTGGCGTTGCAGGCCGCCGACATTTCAGCCCCCGACTGGTTGCCGCCGCTGCCGGCATCGGGCAGAGCGCCATCATGAAACGGCAGCAGAAACTGAACACCACACAATCCGTGGCGCTGATTGCCGGGATTGTCGGTGAGAAGTTGGATTTGGCCGGGGAGGAGACCCGGCGTTTAGCCATCACAGGGGCTTTGCCCGGTGTGGCGCGGGCGTTTTATTCGCGCGAATCGGGCGGTGTAGCCTCCGGCACAGGAGAGCAGGTATGGCACACAGCACAGCAGGACGAGCACAGCCTTTCATCACGTTAGGCGTGCGCCAGACGGCGCCGGGAGGTGTCCGATGAGCTGGTCGCAATTCATTCACGACAATATTCGGCGCCAGCTGGTGGGCGAGGGCTTCGACGAGGCGCTGGCGCGCAAGGGGGCGGAGGCGGGCGTCGCGCACTATGTTGCGCAGTCCACCCAGGCATCCCGCTCTGGAACGCTATTTGATGACTGCCTGCGGGTGGCGCGCAGTTGGGCGCAGAGTAACCGCACGGCTCACGAGCGCAGTCAGCAGCGCCTCGCCCGCTCGGCGAACGCCCGGCGCTAAGGAGGGAGGGATGAGTCTATCGTACGCACTCTCTCACGCGCTTCACCATGATCTGGCGGGAACCTCCCGCCGGCTCCAGGCAGTGTTTATCCAGCAAGCCAAACGAGGTTTTAGTGAATGCCGCCATGTCGCGGCATCGGTTGACTGTGCCCGTCGTCTGGCGATGCGAATTTCCACAGTGACGAAAAACGGTTGGTGATCTATGAGCATGATGCTGATGGCGATGGCCATGAAAATTAAGACAGGGAATCCACTGCGCAAACTGGTGCTGCTGAAGTTGGCCGACAACGCCAACGATCAGGGCGAATGCTGGCCATCGATCCCTTACCTGGCAGCAACCTGTGAAATGTCCGAGCGTTCGGTGCAGAACCATATCAAATGGCTGCATGAGCAGGGCTTTTTATGGGTGGAGCCGCGCAAGAGCAAAAATGGCGGTCACCAGTCGAATATTTATCATCTGATGCTGGAAAAGCGCTTACAGATGCCGCCGGATGAGGATGAAAAGGGCGATCTGCCTCCGGAGGAAAATCAGGAAAAAAATGGCGCTGCGCAGGGGGCGGGATCAGCCGGTGCAAATGGTGCGTCTTTATCTGAGGGGCCAGCGCAACAAATACGCCAGGGGTTGTCGTTTGATTCACTAGGGGTAGCGCAACCATTGCACCCAGAACCTATCATTAAGAACCTATCATTAGAACCTATACCCCCCTTACCCCCCAACAACAGCGAATTCGTTGAGCCCGACAAGGACAAAACCGATCGGGGAAAACCGGATTGGACAGAGCCCGATCGACACTATCGCGAGCTCGATAATCCTGAAGCCGATCACCCAGAACGGGAAAATCTCACTCGACGATCGGCTGAACGTATGGACTATGGCGCTTATCTGGCCGCTTACAACGAGCTGGTGGGAGACAGGCTACCCCATGCGGTGACCGTCAACGAGGAGCGTAAGCGTAAACTGCGTTCGCTGGTGAAATCGTTGGCGACGCCGAATCTGGAGGGCTTCAGGGCCTATGTCTCGGCGTTTCTCGACCATGCCAAGCCGTTTTACTTTGGCTTCGGCGATGCGGGCTGGATTGCCGATTTTGACTACCTGCTACGCCAAAAAACCTTGACCCGAGTACGGGAGGGCACGCTGTGAACGCCAATCTCCAGTACCTGGAGTCCAGTGTGATCGGCGGCCTGCTGCTGGGTGGCCTGACACCGGCTGCGCAGGAGGTGTTGGCATCGCTGGAGCCTGCCGCGTTTTCCATCCCGCTGTACCGGACGGTTTACCGGGTGATCCAGCGCCAGGCTAGAGCCCGCAACCTGATCGACTCGCTGATGGTGGCCGAGGAGTGTGGGGATGAACACTTTGCCGACGTGATGAGCACGGCCAAACACTGCCCCAGCGCCGCCAATCTGGCGGGCTATGCGGAAATGGTCAGCCAGGAGTATCAGCGGCGGCAGTTCGCCATCACCCTGGATGAAATGCGTCGCGAAATTGGTGCCGCCAACATCGAGCAGGCGGGGAGTGCCATGGACAGTCTGATGAATCGTCTGGCGCTGATCCGCCGTCCCAAGCTGGAGCCGATCCCGGTGGTGCTGGGCGATGTGATGGGGGATTACACCGACACGCTGGAAAAACGCCTGAATAACGGCCTGGAGTCCGACACTGTCAAGTTGGGCATTGCGCCGCTGGATGCGGTGACCGGCGGGGTGAATCCGCAGGATTTGATCATCATCGCTGGTCGGCCGGGGATGGGTAAAACGTCGCTGGCCATTCGCATCGCCACGGAAGTGGCGGGGCGGATGTTTCCCGGCAGCGCACAGCGGCGGGGTGTGTTGATTTTTAGCCTGGAGATGAGCGCCCAGCAACTGGTTGAGCGGGGGATCGCCGCCGCCGGTGGGGTCTCTGTCTCGCTGCTGCGCAATCCGGCTCTGCTGGATGACGAGGGCTGGGGACGGGTATCGCAAGGCGTCGCTGCGCTGGATGGGCTAGATATTTGGATCGTCGATAGTGCCCGTTTGAGCGTGGAGAAAATCCGTGCCATGGCCGAACGCCAAAAACAGGCATGCCCGACACTGTCGCTGATTGTGGTGGATTATCTAGGGCTGATCGAAAAACCGCGTGCCGAACGCCACGATCTGGCCATCGCGCAGATCACCGGCAGCCTGAAGGGGATGGCGAAAGATTTGGGTACGCCGGTGATTACCCTCAGCCAGCTTTCCCGCGAGGTGGAAAAACGCCCCAACAAGCGTCCGGTCAGCGCCGATCTGCGTGACTCCGGCAGCATTGAGCAGGATGCCGACCTGATCGTCATGCTGTACCGCGACGTGATTTATCACCCCGATACGCCCGCCCGGCACCATGCGGAGCTGATCGTCACCAAAAGCCGCTTTGGTCAGGCCGGGGCGGTGATTTACCAGCGCTTTATCAACGGCCATTTTGTGGAGTGCGACCAGGACGAGGCGCGGCGGCTGTGTACCCCGATGGAGCAATCGCCACTGGCAACGCGTTATCGCGGCGCCAGGGTGTGAGCGCAGATGAGACAGGGAGGAGAGACGATGGACGTGAAACCGGATGTCAGTTTTCAAGAGCGCGCCAGCATCAACAACGGGCTGCGTACGTTGAATCGAGAAAAACGCTGGGATTGCGGTAGCACCCAGATGACGCGGGTGATCATCGCGGCGGCGGGTGCCGACTGGCACACCCTGCGTGGCTTAGAGCGGCGCATGTTGCAGCTGTTTCCGCATGAGGGAGATACTCAGGCGGCCATCAGCGCCCGATTGCGGCAGATCAGCGTGGCGCGTCATGGCCTGGTCAAGCAGGTGCGCAAGGTGCGTAATCCTGGCAGTGGCAAAACGGTCTGGTTTTACCGCTTGGTGCCCGCCAGCCGCGATGGGGGTGTGTGATGGCGAAAATTTCGCCTGCGCGCGTCACTGAGGCGTTTTTAGCCCATCAGGCATACCAACCCACGGTATTGATGGCGACGCCGCGCCTGAGCCGTTTTGAGGCGATTTTATGAGCAGTACGCAGGGTAAGTCGCCACGCTGCCATAAAGCCGAGGCGCTGGGCGTGCTGCTGCCGGGCGGCGGGATCTGCTATGCCACCGATCACGATCGTGACGTGATGCGGGCGGTGCCGGTCGGTACGCCGATTGCGTTGCAGCCGGTGGGTGACCGGCGCAACCTGAAGCACCATCGTAAATTCTTTAAGCTGCTGGAGTTGGGGATGCAGTACTGGATCCCCCGTTGGGATTTTGTCAGCCGCTCGGAAAACTGGATCGCCCATACGGTGGCGCGGCGCATTGCGGAGGCGGCCGCCGATCCGTCGCTATATGACAACGTGACGCGGCAGATTGCGCAGGGGGTGCTGACGAGCCTGGCGGAGAAACGGCGTGGGCTGTTCGATGCCGAGGCGATCAAAACCGACGAGGCCTACCTGAACCACGTGATGACCCAGGCCGGGTTCTGTGATGTGAAGCCGGCGCCGGACGGTGGCACCTTTCGTCAGCGTTGGAGCATTGCCTTTGCCAATATGGATCAGGCGACCTTTGACCGTATCTATCGTGGGGTGGCCGGGGTGATTTGGAATGAGACCCTGAGCCAGCATTTTGCCAGCGAGGCAGAAATGGAGCTGGCGCTGAATCAGCTGATGGCGTTTTAGTGATGAAAAAATCAGGCGCGTTTCGTAGCCGGGCGTGGCGGGAGTCGGCTCGGGGGCAGGGGTGTACTCTGCAAATTCCAGGGATTTGCAACGGTGATCCACAGACGGTGGTGCTGTGCCATCTAGCCAGCCCGATGCATGGCATGGGGTACAAGTCGGATGATTTCTGGGCGGTGTATGGCTGTTCGGCCTGCCACGATGTATTGGATGGCCGGGCACCCTATGACTGGCGGCCCGGTGAGCGGGAGGAGGTGATGCTGGCGGCACTGTATTGGACGCTGAGGGGGAGGCTGGGGGAGGTTTGAAATAGTGTTGGGATGGATGTCATCGTTTTTTTTGTAATCCAGATTAGAATCATAGCATAATTGATTAATAAGCGTGACATCTGGATTTTTTATGCGAAATATTAAGTGGCTAACCAACTTTATTAAAGTAAATGAAAAAATGATTTTTAATGTAATATTGTTTTTGATTGGGGGTGTTTTAGGGTTAACGGTCGGAGTTGGTTTCACAAGTAATAAGACAGTGTCATGGACGGATGTTATGTCAGCATCATCCGCTGCGATGACAGCTATTATTGTCTATATGACATACTCAAAATGGCTGCTATCGAAGCAGCGTGATGATGCATATCAAGTTTCAAAAAATTATATTGATGCCCTCTCATCAATTCATATGGTGATTGACGATATGATTTTGTTGTATGATCAGGTTATACCGAAAGAGGGTAGTTTCGTGTATACTAAAGACCAGTCATTAAAAATGATTAGCGATGCAATGAAAGAAAATGAGAGGTTAAGGCTGCTTCTCAAAACTCTTCATCATGAGCAGATTACCTTGAGTTTTTGGGGGGTGAGTTTAGCTATGGGGGAACAGGATTTATATAATAAAACAATTCAATCCATATCGAAAATCATAAGATATTCTAGTGTGTTAGATAGTAATGTACGCTATTGGCTTGTCGTTGATGACCAGAAGAGTAGCTTTATGTATGAGTCTTTTGCTCTTCTTGAGCTGGAAATTAACAATTGTAGAGATCTTATCACTAAAAGGTATGAGAAAAAATACCCTGATCTTTTCACATATAATTAA